AAGCCCATGAAGTGGGGGACGCGCTTCCCGCCCATCTCCACGTACTCGAGAAAGTTGACCGTCGAGGCGAACAGCTGGGCGTTGAACATGTCGAACGTCGCGCGGTTCATGTAGTAGACGGGCTTGACCGTGTTCACCTCGAAGAGGGCGGTGACCATCTTCCGCATGATGCTGGGCAGAATGGCGCCGGCCGACTTGTCCTCCTTCCAGTTGGACGTGTCGATGTTGCAGGCTCGCGAGATGTAGCGCGAGTCCTTCACCATGAAGCCCATCTTCCAGCGGTAGTCCGTCACCCAGGCCCAGAACTCCTTGGTGCCCCCGTTGTCGCGGGTGAGCTGGAGCCCCATGTCCTTGATCTGGAGTCCGCCCTTGCTGCCCTTCGGGTAGATTCCACAGACCGTCTGGAGACCCCAACCGATGAGCCAGATGGAAGTCTGGTCTGCACCCGAGGCGGACGCGTCGCCCTTGATGATCTGGTTCGCGGCCGGGTTGCCCGACGTGACGTTGAAGCGCGCGGTGAGCCCATGCACGCGCTCCGGGTTGGTGGCCACGCTCTCATAGAAGAGCGCGCGGCACACCTCATTCGGGAAGGCCTGCTGGAAAGCGGCGTCCTCGGTCGCGCGGAAGGCCGGGCCGTTGCCGTTGAGCTCGGCTTCGTCCCTGTCGACCTTGCTCATTCCGGTCAACATCCCGCACGTCTCGTCCACCTGCTTGGTGGTGGACTTCGTCGGCGAGATGCCTTCGTTGAACTTCCTCCAGTAGAGGCTCGGGAGGCTGTTCCGGGACGTGTAGCGGTGTCCCGTGGGAAGGTTGCCTTCCATCCACGGGATGTCTTCCAGGATGGGGTTCAACTGCGTGAGGGACTCGACAATCTCCGGGTCGATGGATCCGTCCGGCGCCTCTCGTCGGACGATGTCGAGGATGGTGGGGAACGTTGCGCCAATGGTTGCCATGTTGTGCTGCTCCTTCAGTCGTACAGCGGGGGTGGGGTGCTACGTCTGTTTCTGCTCGAACATCGTGGGGAACCGCGCGCGCAGCCTCTCCTCCTGCGAGCGTTGGCCGGACGGCTCACCTCGAGCTGTCCCGCCAATGCGGTCCTCGGCGTTGGCCTTCGCGACGTTGGCCAGCAAGTCCACCAGGGGAGGGAAGTTGCCCAAGCCGGTGACGTTGAGCGCTTTCCGGAGCTCGTCGGCCTGTGGGCCTCCGAACTTCGTGACGACGTCCTGCACGCCCTTCACCGTCTCTTCGTACTTGGCGCCGTACTGCTTCTGAATGGCGCCTTTCCACTCTTCCTGCTGCTTGCTGAAGCCTTCCTGCGCCGCCTTCACCGACTCGCTTCCCAGCTCCGCGGCCCTCTTCGCGTAGAGGTCCACAATCTGCTGGGCTGCCTCGTGAGAAATGCCGGCCTTCTGCACGAGCTCCGCGAACGGCTTGAGCAACGCCGCATCCGCCTGCACGCCATCGGGCAACTTCGCCTCGAAAACCCCGGTGCTCTGGGCCGTCTTGCTCTCCTGGAGCTGGCCCGCCCCTTTGTTCTCTCCGCTGTCACCTTCTTGGCCTGTCTTTGCCGTCGTCTCCTTTCCGGCGCCGCCTCCGGCGCCCGTCTCCTTCTCCTTTCCTGCATTTGAACCCTGGTTTCCGCCGGTGATCGACTCTTCGGTGCCGGTGGCGCCCGTCTGACTACCTGCGCCCGCATTGCCCGTGCTGCCTTCGGCGCCCGCTGTGCCCGTCGTCTCAGTCCCCGTTCCCATCGTCTGACTCCCTCTCGAGGGCGGCTTCATCGGCCGCGCGTTGGACTACCTTGTCCGCCTTGGCCCGCAGCTCCTCGTCCATCATGAGGACGTATTCCCTCGGTGCTACCTGCTGGGCCAACTGCATGAGGGCGATCGCGACGGAGCGCTTGCCCTCGTAAAAGGACGTGACGTGCGGGTTCTCGACGCTGAAGCTGGCGTCAAAGAGGAAGCCCTCCGACTGGAGCAGGTGCCAGAGGAAGCGCCGTCCCGACGACGTCGAGAGCACCTCCACCACGTCGGCCGCGAGCCGCTGCCGCGCCTCCTCTCGGCGCGCGTCGTCCTTGCGCTTGAGCGCCCGGGAGGTGGTGACCTTAGCCAACGGCGTTTCCTCCCGCGTACACGTTCGCCATTCGGCCCAAGACGTTGTCGCGGCTCATGTCGACGGCGCCGAGGTTTTTAGCCGCGGTGCTGGCGGCGACGGCTTGCTCGCCGGCCTGCGCCTGCTGCTGGGCCTGCGCCCGCGCCTGGCGGAGGGCCTGCACGACGTCATCGCTGTTGACCAGCGAGGCCTTCACGCCCAGGAGGTTCGCGTACTCCTCCACGGCGTTCTCCTTGTTCAGCTTGTCGAAGACTGACGGGTCTCCGGAGGCCTGCGCGAGACTGCCCACGAAGGCCACCACGCGCTCAATGGGCTGCGCCTCCACCAACTTCTGCGCCTGGGCGAGGATGCTCACGTGCTGAATGCGCAGCGGGACGCCCTGGAGCTCGGGCGGCGCGGGCGGGAGGTCCCCGCGGCGGTAGAGAATGCCGAAGGCTCGCTCGATGAGGGGGTCGAGAAGCTCGTCCTGAAGGTTCTCCAGCACCGGGCCCAGCTGCTCCAACTTCTCCGCGTGGCGCTCCTCCACCTCTCGCGCGGTGATGTCGCGCCTGTCGGACTCCGTCATGAGGAGGAAGAGGTCGTTGTAGAGCCCCTCCTTCAACCGCTGCTCAATTTCGGCAATGCCGAGCCGGGCCTCTTGAATGGCGCGGGGGTCGACCAGGTGCGCCGGCTCGAACGTGGCGCGGTTGGCGCCGTCCTCGAGATAGGTCACGTCACCGGGGATGAGTGACGCGCGGCCGTTCTTGCGCAAGGACTCGCTGCCGCGCATCGGAGGGTCGACCACCTTCTCAATGGCCACCAGCTTCTTCCGCTCGAAGAGCTGGAGGGAATTCGCGTCGCCGAGGCAATCCATCGCGGGTCCCGTGCCGTAGGTGTCCTCGCTGTTGGTCATCCACCGCGGCGCCATGAAGGGCTGCTCGCGGTAGCCCGACTGCCGAAGAATCCCGAAGTTGTGCTCCGTGCTGGAGAGCTCCATCCAAAGCGAGGAGATGGGCATCCCTCGGGCGCCGAGCCGGCCTGTGACGAAGTCGAGGTTTGGCTCCACGACATGGAGCACCGACGTCCGCTCTTCCAGGTTGCCCTGGCGCCACTTGTCCTGCACGGCCGGAGAAACCGCGTCCTTCCCGAACTTCCGCACCAGCTGGCCCACCGTGAGCGCCGTCTCGCGAAAGAGGGTGTCCACCCGCAGCGTCTCGTCCGCTCCGAGGGCGTACTGTCCCGGCGCGAAGACGTAGGCGCGCAGCCCGTCGCGCTCGTCCTCGTCGAGGAAGAGGACGGCGGTGTGGACCCACGAGAGGTCCACGTAAACCTCTTGCAGCGCCTTGTAGACGTTGGACTTGAGGAAGGCCATCCGGATGCGCTCCTCCACGGTGTCCAGCCAGAGGCGCACGTTGGAGCTCTCGGCGAGCTGCGGATCCGGAATGGTGAGACGGAACCACGGACGGCTCGGCGCGGAAATTCCGGCCATCATCCCAGAGGAGAGGACGTTGACCGCGCGTATGGGAGTGGAGTTGATGATGCCGTCATTTCGCTGGGAGCCCGCGCGGGCGATGTCCGACTTCGTGTTGAAGCGCGGGCGCCGCGGGCGGAACACTCGGCCGAGCTCCTTCCAGTGGGCGTCGAAGCTGTTGCGGTCCATCTTCAGCGCTTGCCAGCGCTTCAGGTAGCGGCGCCGGACTGCCGCCATGTCGCGAGGGTCGAAGCCGCCCTCCAGGACTTGAAGACTGCCGGAAGGGGAGGGGGAGCGCTGGGTTCCGGCCGTCACTTGCCACCTCCCAAAATGGTGGAGCTCGCCGACTGGCCGGTGAGGAAGGACGCGCTCCTCGAGGTGCTCATGAGCCCCTGAAGCCGGCCCATGACGCCGGCCTGGCGGACGGCGTCGTCCATCGCGTCGGGAGCGCCCGGCATCGGGCCTGTCCCGTTCGCGTAGCGGGCCAAAATGCCCTGCATGCCCTGGTTGTACTGCTGGGCGATGGCCTGTTGTTTCTGGAGCGCCTGGACCGGGGTAAGGCCGGACTTGGCCGCGTTCGCGACGGCGAGCAGCTGCGCCCCGGCGCCGTACCT